AAGCGTTGCAGGAGGCTCACAATCACCTTACAAAAGGACAAAACGCCCCTCCGCCGCCAGACGTTGCGCCTGCCGCCGCTCCCAGCCGTGGAGGAGGAAGACCAACTAGCGTTGCTCAGTCAAAGTTGCTCCAACAGCAATACGATGCAACTACTCCTGATCAATCATCGACTGTAAGTAGCGTGAGTAACCCTCCTCGCCCAACTACTGCCGCTTAATCACAACAACAAAAAAACCAACAAACTACTATTATGGGTGGATCAAACGCCGGATACAACGCAATCGCAAACAGCCCCGCTGTTGACAAAATGTCTACTGAACAATCAATGATGAAAAAAGACATCATGAAGGCAGATATGCCGTATTATGGAGACACAAAGCCAATGGTTGTTCCAAGCAACTACAAAGAGCCACTGCGGAATATGGCTTATGTGGACAAAGAAAAATCCACTCCTTTGACTGAAAAAGAAATATCTGATCGTCAGTCTGAAGGAAAACAGCTTGAGGAGTTGTCAATTGATTTTGCCAACAATGATGCTGGATCGGCATCACCAAATTCGACTGGCAGAGATACTTCTGTTAGTGAATTCATGAAGGCAAAAGCCTACAAGAAGTCTGCCGGAAAGCCCATGAATGCGCCTGTAGCAGATTATCCAGACGTAAGAGAATAAAATAGCCAGCAGGAAATTTCCTGCAAATTAACTATTGACATTGTTTGCTATAAGTCAGAAAACCTATGCGTCTTCTGACAACCCAAACAAATAAATTATGATATGGCAATCTAGCGACTCTGCTCGCTTTCGTGAATACAATACTAAAACTGGCGGCAAACTCATTGCGTTTTTGCGTTCAGTAATTCCAAACACAAAAGGAACAACCATTGAGCAGGTTGCCCTTGAAGCCAAATACAAAGAAGGCGCAGAGTTTATTATCCGCCAACTTGATGACATTATTTTAGACGAAAACAAACAAGATGATGCTTCGTCGGCATCATTCGTTTCTATGTGATAAATTATGGAAGAAGAAAACGACAACCTAGTACCCGAAATCACCGCCGCTAATCCCGATGGTGGAGCAGAACGACTCGACGCTGACAAGATCAGCGAAGACGTACACAACTCACTCGACGCATTGCTTGATGAAGCAGAGCGCGAGACATCACCAGAAACAGAACAACCAACTAATACGTCAAATGAAGAAAACACTGATACAAGCCTTGAAAGCCTTGGCGAAGAAAGTTCGCAACTTCCTGTGGAAGAACCCAGCGAACCTGCTACCGAACCTGCACCCGAATCAGTTAACGCCGTGCAACCCGAAAGCGTTCGTGAGTCCCAAAGCGAAATCGACCCCGAAATCGCCGCAATCGAACAGCCGCGAAACCTGTCAGAAAAGAACCAAAACAACTGGCGCAAACTCCAAGAAACTGCCACCAGCTACAAAAAACAAGCCGAAGAAACTGCCATCCTGCGGCAAAGACTTGAAGAAGCCGAGCAACGGCCAACCCAAACCCCGCAAGACTACGAAGAGCTAAAGAAATTTAAGCAAATCTTCGACATCAAGAACGATCCAGAGTTCCAAAGCAAATACACTCAGCCGATTTCAGCGGCAAAGGAAAACATCTACAACATCATGCGGAAGCATGGTGCTACTGATGAGGTTATCCAAAGCATCGAAAAGGCTGGTGGGCCGGATAAGATTGAAGACAAGTGGTGGCAGGAAAACGCTCTTGCAAAGTTGCCAATGACTGATGCCGAAAAGCTGAAACGCAATCTGATTGATGTTTCTGACCTTAAAGACAAGCAAGAGGCAGAAGTGGCATATGCCGCCGAACACGCCGAAGAAATCCTTGCACAGCGTCAACAGCAATCTCAGGAGTGGTATCAGCAGGAGACTGGGAATATCCGCAACTACGTTGATGAGATTACCAAGGAGGTTCCTTGGGCTAGGTATCAGGAAGTCCCTGAAACTGCTACGCAAGAACAGGTTGAAAAAATTCAGGCACACAACAATGTAGTTGCTGACTTGGAAAACAAGTTCAACTCTGCATTGTGGCCCCAATCTGCAAACGAGCGTGCCTCAGTAGCCGCCGCCGCAGTTTACAGCCATGTTCTTACAAATCAGCTTCGCGCAGAGCAATCAAACAGGGCTACTTTGGAATCACAGCTTAAAAAACTTACTGAGGAAAACAGCAGGTTAAAATCTTCTGGAAAGATGCCTCGCCAAAGCGTTAGCACGCCGTCAACCAACAAGACAACCAGTCTAAATGAGCGCATTGCGATGAAGCCATCCGATGCCATTGACATGGGACTTGATGAAGCCGGAGAATAACAATGATACGAGATCCAATTTCAACGCCTATGCAGGAAGCGACCAATCGCGCCCTGTCTTCGTCAGATCCATTTAATGGCCCTATCCCCAAGCCTATGCGCTTGGGTGGTGGGGATATTGTTAAAGAGCGAGAGCCAGCAGATGAAACAACTGATTCTAAATCGACCCCAGAATACCCGTTAAATCCAGAAAATGGCTCATATGAAGCAAAAAGTGATGTTCCACAGCGTTCCACAGCCGATTTAGAGCCACAAAATGAACCAGAAAAGCCAAAGCGTGGACGCAAGCCAAAGGCGGCAATGTCAGAGGCGGCTAACCCAATTGTTGCGAATCCTATTATTGAGTCTCGCTCGACTGAAGGACTACCTTCTTATCGTTGTGAGTTTGCTGGTCGCGATATTTTTGTTGGTTGGCCTTGGTACAAGCATAGCAATCCTGTCACAGCGGCCATAAATGTCGCAATGGCACTTGATTTCGGAAAGGACAAGATCCGATTCGACATGGCTATCGGAGACAGCAAAATTGAACACGCTCGCAACCGACTCGCTCACAAGTTCCTTGAAACGGATGCCAAGTGGTTGCTGATGATTGACGACGACATTATCCCGTCAATTGGACGACCGAATTGGTTCAGGTATTGGGTACAGGGTGCTAGGCAAATCCTAGACCTTCCTCTTCAGCGTCATGTTGTTCATCGGCTTATCGGTGCTGGAAAGACAATTGTAGGTGCTTCTTATTTCGGAAGGCAGGAAGGAGGCGCACTTATGGCAAGCGATCAAGGTCTAGCCAGTCGCGCCAAAACATACGAGGATGCCGTTGTTCCTGTCGATTGGATGGGTACTGGATGTATGCTTATACACCGCAAAGTGTTTGAAGACATTCGCGCCAAGTTTGGCGATAGCCTGAAGATCAATGTGCCGGATTATGATTACGATTATTTCCGACCATTCGATTCTGCTCGCGGAGAAGATGTGTCGTTCTGCATTAGGGCAAAAGAAGCCGGACACCAACCACACCTTGATCTTGGTCTCCCAGTGTTTCACGTTGGTTATAAAACTTATTGAATGAAAAAGATTTACGCATATTACCAAAGCATTCCTCTCTCCAATCAGAACGAGGAGTTTGCCTGCGCCAACTGGTGGAAACATAGTTGGGAGGCGAACGGATGGCAGAACACAATGCTGAACAGGAGCCATGCACAAGCAAGTCCGCTGTACAATAAGCTGACACAAAAACTAATGAACACGGCTCACGGGCTTCCTCCAGAACTAGCTACTAGGTTCGACTGGATAATCGCTAGGTACATTAGATGGTGCGCTCTCCATGCCGCTGGAGGCGGCTGGATGAGCGACTACGATGTAGCCAATCTTGGGTTCACAACCAATCAGGCAGAAGCGCACGAAAACAATGCCACTATTCAAATCAACGAGGATGCTCCTGCTTATGTCTTCTACGCAACGCAAGACCATTGCGCTAACGCGATAAAGAAGTTTATACATGATGACTTGATTGATGAAGGTAAGGTTCTTTATGAGGCACACATCTTGGGACTAAAAAGTTCCCTGCACGAATCTCTGCCACTATTGCACCACGCAAAGTCATCTGGTGAAGAAAAGCGTTCTGACGTAATGGCATCTTTGACTACGCCTCAAGATGAAAAGCCCATTTAATAAACAAATCACGTTCACTCACGCTGGGCATATTGGCGATATCATCGCATTTATTCCAATATATCGCGCACTTCAGGGAAACTTCCTATTGGTGATGGATGCCGATTGGGGTGCGCCAATGACAGGATACAAGTACGACTCTTTAAAGCCCCTGCTAGATGATCAAGGAATAGAATCATCCATGAGTTCCGAAGGCCGGAGTGTCTATTATGATATGTCAAACTGGAGAGAGTGCTACAGGGATGAAATATCTCTGATGGATTCTCAAGCTCGTTTCGTTAATCTAGTTCCAAGAGAAACAGGACACATGGAAATAACGGAACCTTGGTTAAAAGTTGAAGCAGATCCACTAACAAAGGGGCGTGTTATCTTTAATAGATCACCAAGATACTGGAACGACAGCTTTCCTTGGAAGGATGTTGTTAAATTCTTTGGAGACAGGGCTTTATTCATAGGGCAAGAAAGCGAATACGCAGACTTTTGCCAAAGACTTGGCAATGTTGAGTATTACAAAACAGAAAACTGCCTAGATGTCGCCAAGGCTATTGAAGGAGCAGACTTTTATGTAGGAAATCAGTCTAGCGCATTCTGGATTGCCGCAGGATTGCGTAAGCCGCTATTGCAGGAAACATATTCTCCAGCCCCCAACAGCATAATTCCATACGAGGGTGCTTGGTATTGCCTTGATGGCAATGTCCCATTTGAGAAACTGACAAAATGAAAGCCGTAATCGTAGCCGCTGAACGTCAGGCAAAAGAAGTAAACAATCTTGTCGGCTATATTAAAAGATTAGATGGCACTGATGTGCTTGTAATACCAGCAATTGACGAAACTAACGAATATCCCGCTAGAAATAACTACGCATTCCATCAAGCGGCTCAAATTATGAAAGGAGAGCCATATTTTTGGCTAGAACCTGACTCAATTCCGTTGTGCGCCGGATGGCTTAACAAGATTGAGTCTGTTTATAAAGATAGTCACAAGCAATTCATGCTTTCTTCGGATAAAAATGTTCCTCATGACCTTATTGGAGGCATTGGAGTCTATGGCCCAAGGACATTTGAGATAATACCTAAGAATATCGATGGTGATATGTATGGTTATGGATGGGATATGTATATTTTGCAGAAACAATCAAATATGGTTTGCTGGTCGCCCCTGATCCAGCATAGTTATGGAATTTATGACAGCGCAGGAAAGGCAAATCCTCATAGGTTCCAGCGAGACAATAAGATTATCCGAAAAGACGCAGTAATCTTTCACCGCGACAAGTACCAAGACTTAATCCCTAACTAAAGCCTATATGTGCCAAGAATCATCTAAAGCAATGACCCGAAGACTATCTGGCAAAGAAAAGCCTTTCTGGGAGGAAGTATTTACAGGAAAAGGAATCGATATTGGAGCAGGCGATGACCTAATCGATATTGATGGCGTAGTCGGATTCGATGTGCAAGATGGAGACGCTAATAGGCTACACGACTATTTTCCGGCAAGTTCATTTGATTACATTCACGCATCCCAGTGCCTAGAGCATATGCATGACCCTGTAGCCGCCTTGGAGTCTTGGATGAAGGTTCTAAAGGTTGGAGGTTTTGCGGTGATTACAATCCCATCTTGGGAACTTTATGAGGGTATGGTATGGCCTTCTCGTTACAACCCAGATCACAAAAGCACATTCTCAATGTGGCAGAAAGGATCTCCTGCGCCTAATCATGTGCTATTCCCTGATTGGCTGTTGAACAACTTTAGCCAACACAAGATAGAAATTTGCAGGCTTGTGGACACGAACTACAACTATTCAATTGGAACGAAAATGGATCAAACGTATGATCGGGCAAATGCCGTTGAAGCATTTATTGAATTTGTTATCAAAAAAATAAAATAAGTATTGACCAAATATTTGTTATAGCCTAATAGTTCATCAACTTCGGCAGGTTCCCTCCGCATGGGAATGGCTCAGTGAGAGCCAAAGGACTCACTAATCAGGCCGCAAACAAATGCTTTCAGCGTGCCGGAAAGCGACACCAAACCAAACTTCGTATCGTTCTCGCACGCGAGAGCCGTACACCCTTGGGGTTGTCGCTACCAAACGGTTGTGACTACTTCAAGTCAACCAAACCAAACACTATGTCTTCTGATTGTATCCCCCTGTCTACGATCCAGAACTTCGCCTCCAAGGATGTCAACCGCATCATTGGTCAGATCGCGAAGGTGCTGGCCCGTAAATCCCCCTACATCAACGCCATCGACGGCGGCACGCTCCCCAGCGTTTCCGACACCGTTCGCTCGGTTGTTGAGGAAATGGCCGTTCCTGCCGCTTCGCTCGCGGCTCCTACCTTCGTCTCTGACCTGATGCTTTGCGGCGTTGGAGCCACTGCCGATCAGGTTGGATCGACCGAATACCAGTTCAGCCTTCAGACCCTCCGTGGTGCTGGCCCTCGCGTCTGCGTTAAGCAGGCTCGTACCGCATTCAAGGGTTCTTATCTCCAAGCGCAAGTGTCGCTTGAGAAGACCATCCTCCAGATCATCAACGCTGATATTCGTTATCAGTTCCTGATCCAGTCTGGTGTCAAGTATGTTGTTAACACCACCCGCACGTTCACCCAGAACCTCACGGGAGATATGCAACAGATCAACACCCAGTTCGCGCAGGTTCTGCCGGATGGCCCCCTCAACTTCAAGACCCTCTATCGCATTGGAACCTTCCTTCGCGAGGAGATGCTTGCAGAGCCTTTCGCCAGCAAGGATGGCGAGTTCTTCCAAGTCATGCTCGGCGCAGATGCTATCGAAAACATCCGCAACGATGCAGACGTTAAGGAAGACCTCCTCTATCTCACCGCAGGTAGCTTCAAGCTCGGTGAGCAGAGCATCAGCGGGTATCAGTTCCAAGGGTATCGCGGTTTCGCCTTCGGTATCGACCAACAGCCCCTCCGTGCTACTGGTTTCGATGGCTCCGGCAACCTCGTCCTTGTCAACCCCATCATCAGCACCGCCGTCACGAACGGATTTGCTCAACGCCGCAATCCGGCTTGGGTGTCCGCTCCGTACGAGGTTGGATTCGTTATCGCTGGCGACTCGTTCAAGCGTCTCGTCCCCGAAAACTATGTCGGTGAGGGAACCTTCCGCTTTGCCCCGCAACTCGCGATGGGTGAACTGGAGTGGACTTACTTCCGCGACAACGATTGCAACCTGTATGGCGATTTCGGTCAGCACATCTACCAGATCCAGCGTGCGGTTCAGCCGATTCGTCCGCAGAACGTCTGCCCTGTGCTGTTCAAGCGTTGCCCGTTTGATGGTCAGCCCCTGCCCTGCTCGACCTCCTCGACTGGTCTGTAATAGTTAGTTATCGGTGGCTGGAGTGAGTTAATACTTGCTCCAGCTACCTCAACTGATTATTAATTATTAAACCAAAAAACTATGTCACAATTTCCAGAAGTCGCATCTAATCTTTTTACCGCTGAGTCTTTATTCCAACCTAAAAAGAAATGAGCAATGGAGGCACATCTTCTGACGTTGGGGCAACGAGCGCAATTGTCTCATTAGTCTCTCTTGTGGCTTCTTTTTTTGACTCAACCCATGTGTGGTTGCAAAACACAACCCTGCTTGTTTCCTTGCTGGCTGGTTGCCTAGCCATCGTTGCTGGAATCAAGAAGCTAATCAAGTGAACAAAATCCTTATTATTTGTGCATCAGCACTTCTTATTGGTTGTGCATCCAAGGAGCCTGTAAAGTACACGCCTCCTTCCGTTGTTGCGGTTAAGTCTGGTATTGAACGGCTTAAGCCGCACGTTACAAACACCGCAGGAAATGCGGCGATTAAAGAGCTAATCACCGCAGTCGATATTTACGAAGCTCAAGTTGACCAGCAGGCAAAGGATCTGGCCAAGGCTCAAAACGATGCTTCATACTGGCACGCAAAACAAATCAAGGCACTTAAAGAGTTGTGGACTTGGCGAATTATTACAATTTCTGGCATTTTATGTGTAGTGGTTTATGTGGGGATTAAGACGGCATGGAAGTTTCGCCCATGATTCTTTAAATGCAAACAGACACACGATTCAAGCGTGGCAACGTTCGTGAAGATGGAATGGTTTTCTGGGAGTATAAAAAGCAAAGAAAAAATAGCGAATATTGGGTTTCTGAACAAAAATTTCACGAAATGAAATTAAAGAACCTTTTGAGTGGAAATAAATATAGGGATTCAGATAGAGAGAGATATAGGATGCTAAAAAGAGAACACGCGAGATCCACAAAAGAAAAAGACCCAGTAAAATTTGAAGAAAGCCAAAAGATAAGATCCCAAAAATATAGGACAAAACACAGAGAAAGGGTTCTTGCTCGCAATCGTCAACGCATGAAGAAATGGAGAAATGAAAATCCAGATTTAGCAAAAGAGGCGCAAAAGAAATGGATTCAAAACAACAAACACAGGTTTATTGCATATAATAGCAAGCAGAGGGCTAGAAGAAAAAGTCAAACAAGTATATTAGATATTGAAGAAAGACTAACTATAAACGAAATATACAAAGCAAGGAAAAGAATATCAGATTGTACTGGTATTCAGTTTCATGTAGATCATATTTATCCCCTATCCAAAGGTGGACTTCATAAGTTATCAAATCTTCAACTTTTGCCAGCAATAATAAACATTAAAAAAGGAAACAAACTACCATGTTCCCCTTAAAGCCAGCAGTATCACAAAGATTAGTTATTAGTGTTTTTGGCATTTCCATAGTCCAACTATCTTGGAAGTGGGCCGCAGGTCATTTTTATTCTTTGCCACCAGAAGCATACGCAGGATTCGTCACGATTACGACGAATGCCATGTACGTCACAGGAGCCATCGTTGTCTTCATGGTTACTGGCAGAATGGTGTACGATTGGAAGGTTGGAACAAACCAAATTCAAGAAGTCGTTTCCTCCATTACCAAAGTAAAGCAGGACATATTTGAAAAAATAACTCACAACGCAAAAGAAGAAGATTACACAACCACTACTGATGAAACATCCGTCTAAGAATACATTAAAACTTTTGTATGATTATGAGGTTGGCGGTGGAGAATCTTATTACAATAAATATCTGAGCAGGTTTACTTGGCCTGCTGGCGCATCTGGGCCGACAATAGGTATTGGAATCGACTGCGCATATTACACAGCATCAGAACTTGCTGACATTTTTGATTTCCTTCCACAAAATCAAATCAAACTTATTCAAGGTGCGACTGGAAAAACAGGAGAAGCTGGGAAAGAATACACTAAAAAGCTACGAGATGCCGGAATATCTGTATCTTGGCAACAAGCCCAATCCATTTTTGAAAAAACAACATGGCCCAAATTTGCAAAACTGGCGGAACGGACATTTCCTAGTCTTGATCAGCTATGCGACGATGCATATGGTGCATTAGTATCTCTGGTATTCAATCGCGGTGGTAGCCTATCTGGTGAAAGCAGGTCTGAAATGAGGGAAATAAAAAATATTGTCCCACAAAAAGATTATTCTGGGATTGCCAAACAGTTAAGAAGCATGAAAAGATTGTGGGCAAACAAAAACATGGATGGCCTTGTTCGCAGAAGAGAAGCAGAGGCAAAACTTGTTGAGAATTGTGCATAATGAATCTTCCAAAACCTGACAATATAACAGATGCCGAATGGGAAGAGCTTAAAAGAGCTATTTCTATCATTACGGAGCATTTCTCCAACATGGCATTATTCATTAATTGGGTGTCAGAAGATGGCGAAACGCAACACACCCACATCCTACAAGGAAACAAGTTTGCTATTCAAAACCACATAGATAAATGGCATGAAGGCGTTTTTGATGTTGACGAAGACGAAGAAGAAGGAGAGAACAGCTTCTCATAAATGGCAAACATAACCAACAAGTGGCGCAAAATACTCGCCGTGTCTTGCAGTCACGCTAAATACTGCGATAGTGAGGCGTTCAAGGCTGTCCTTCAAATGAAAGAGCGTTTCAAGCCGGATACCCTATTGCATCTAGGTGATTTTATTGACCTTTCCGCCCTGATGGGGAACGGAGCAGGCTCTGGAAGTGATGGAGACGAAGTAACGCCGGACATAGATACTGGTCTGACCCATCTCCGGCAATTAATGGCGGGGTGTAAAAATCCTTGGATCTTGTGTGGCAACCATGAAGACAGAGCTTGGAAGCTAACCCATTCAAAAAATAGTGTTACGGCTTACTGCGCCCACAAAATTGTAAATTCCATTGAGGACACAGCAAAAAACCTAAAAGCTAGGCTTGTTCCATATTCCGGCATTGAGCAAATCGTAGATATAGCAGACCTCGGATTCACTCATGGTACGATATACAATGAACAGGCGGCGGCTCACATGGCGGGTCACTATTGCGATGGGAGAAGAAAAAAAATAGTATTTGGACACACACACAAAGTTGCCGTTTCAAGCGCAAAAACAAAGCATGGCGGAACGGGATACAATATTGGCACTCTTACAGCCCGTGGATCGCTTGAATACGCCAAAAATCGCCCTAGCACATGGGCATGGACACAAGCCTTCCTTTGGGGGGAATATTGCGAATCACTTAATCAGTCTTCCATCCAAATAACCCAGCGTCAGCATGGTGAGGTATGGAGGCTTCCAGTATAAACCAATAAACAAATGAAAAACAAAAAGAAATGCAGTTGCCATGGTGGATTCGATTGCTCTGATTGCAAGCCAGAGTATTACGAAAACCAAAAACCAGATAAATCAGCAAACGACTGGCTGACTGAACTAATGGAATCTACTGGATGCGGTGGTAAGGTAGACGAGGTTCCAAGTGGCTGGATGACATTGCAACAAATGGCAGACCAACAGGGAGTCGTTCCAACAACGATGAATGGAAGGGTTCAAAGATGGATCAAAAACGGACTTTTGCAGAAAAAAGAATACAAAATCAAAAATGGAAGGCAAATTTCTGGAGTATTCCATTACTACAAAGTTGAAAATGCCTTGCCATAGCCTCAATTATTTGTAATCTCTGGAACTATGTCTTGCGGATGCTCCGATAATTACAATTCTAATAGTGCGTACAATGGATATTGCAACGCCGATACTCCTTATCCTAGCGTTTCTCACGAAAGCGTCCCGTCACTTATTGATAACCTTGTTAACGCTCTTTACGGGGCAATTGCAAAGGATGTGTCTGGCGGAAAGGTAGTATGGGACATCCCTTGTGATCCAAACAAAACGGCTACTGTGTTTGGAATTGCAAGAAACGATGGAGAAGGATTGCTTTGTTATTTTATCAGGGCATTTGCTCAAACTACGACTACTGCTTTTATTCCCAATGGATCTGCTGGTCAGCTTTTGGAAAACCAAGGAGGTGCCTTGTATGGTTGGACGACTCCAACATCATCTTTAGTTGTTTCTTCCATTGTAAAGCGTGATGCTACAGGAAATTTTTCAGCCAACACGATTACATCCAACATTATTGGAAATGTTGTTGGTCAACTGACTGGAAATGCAACCAGTGCAACAAATATTAATGGAGGAGTAGCAAACTCAATTGCATATCAGACAGCACCCAATACAACTGCATTTCTTCCTGCCGGAATCAATGGTCAGGTTCTTGGAATTCTAAGCACTGGGCTTGCATGGGTTTCAGGTGCCGCTGCAAGCACATCTAGCGCAATTGCTGGAGGCGCAGCTGGGCAAGTCCTATGGCAGACTGGTTCAAATGCAACTGGTTTTACTGCTGTTGGAACGACTGGTCAGGTTCTTACAAGCAATGGCTCTGGTTCTCCTACATGGTCAACAAATATTACAGGCAACGCAGGAACTGCAACAACTCTTCAAAATACTAGGACTATTGCCTTGTCTGGTGATGTAACTGGAACTGCAACTAATTTTAATGGTTCTGCCAATATTACTATCCCAGTTACCATTAATCCTGATTCTGTAACTACAGCAGATATTGTTGATGGTGCTGTAACAGAAGCAAAAATTAATAGTTCAGTAGACCTTTACAAGATTACTGCTGGCCGTCCGTGGAGGACAATTACTGATATTGCAAATCAGAGGCAGTTTCAGACAAACCAGCAAATAAGGGTTCTTACTCTTGGAGACTCTTGGGCAACATCCCCAGACAGTCAGTTAAAAGCTGTATTTGGAGATGGAGGCGCAATTTATACCGTTCCTACTGGCACGACTGGTGGGGCCGCAATGACTCCTACATACGATTTCACTAGGTCTCCAAGCGGTCAATTCTGCAACATTCCTAATTCTGGAACTGCTACATATTCTTCTGGCGCACCATCGACTACTGGAGGGCAAAACATCAAGGTATATTATGTTACCGATTCAAGCAGTGGTAATATGTCTGTTCAGGTTCAAA